CTGCGCCAAGCTGGCGGCCTCGCTCGCGTACGCACGCGGCATCCTCGAGGCCGGGCACTTTGGCGAAGCCGCGCCATGGCAGAGCGCCGGGCCGATGCGCCTCGACCTTGCGTTTTGGGCGCCCAAGCAAAGCGGCGACCTCGACAACGCCGCGAAGACCGTCATGGACGCCGGGCAGCTTCACCGCGGCGAGACGCCGGGCGCGGAGCTCTGGCGGAACGACTCGCAAATCCGCTCGCTGACGGTGGACTTCATCCAGACCGACGAGGCCGAATGGCATCAGCTCGTTATCCGCGTGCGGCGCCTATCCGAGACGGGCAGGGGGTTTCCTCCGCCGTCGTGGGGCCTAGACGCGCCTAAGCGAAAGAAAACGACCGCAGGTAGCCATAGCGCACCAAAGGCCCGTAAAGGTGCCAAGGATGCGCAGCAATGACCATCAAGCGAAGATGCCTGCGAAAGCGCACGCGCCAGCCCGGCGACCAGCACAACGACTGGACGCTCGTAGAGCTCGTGCAGGACGGGCCAAACAACCTCAGCCGCAAATGGGCGGTGCGATGCAAGTGCGGGTACGTGTCCACCAAGTGGGAAGCGGACCTCAAGGCAAAGGTGACGGCGTGCGTGACGTGCCGGCGCAAGGAGCAGAAGGGGGCGGAGCCATGAGCAAACCGCCGATGCACTTTACGGATTACGGCTTCGTGTGGGGTGCGGCGGAAGTGACGCGCATTCACTCCACAGAGAGTGGATACGTCGTCTTAGAAGTTATGACAAAAAGAGCAAATCTCCAGGTAACGGTGACCCCGACAGGGATTATCCGAACCCATGCGACCACACGAAGGAAGGCGAAGCCATGAACCTCGACGAAATCGAAGCCCGCGCGAACGCGGCGACGCCGGGGCCGTGGAGAGACCGGCATCAAGTGTGCTCCGAGGTGTGGGGCCAAGCCCCAGACTCGCAGACGTGCTCGATGCAGATCGCCAGAGTCGGGCACGCTCAATTCGACGTACTCAACGCCGCCTTCATCGCCGCCGCCCGCACCGACGTGCCCGCGCTGGTCGCTCGCGTGCGGGAGCTGGAGGCGGAGCTGGACGAGCTTTGGACGCGACGCAAGAAGCTCGACGAAGAGGACGACAACCTGCGCGAAGCGTTGGCCGGTGCGATGGACGGATGGAGGTGCCGATGACCCAGCGAAAAGACGTGGTGACGTTCGCAGACATCATGGAGAACCTCGACCAGATTCCAAAGGGTGACCCGTTCGCGCGTGGAAGGGGGCCGGTTGACCCGCTTCGCAAACGCGCGATGGCTGACGCGCTTGCCGCGCCCCAACTCGCGGAGCGCGTGCGGGAACTGGAGGCGGAGTGCGAGCGCATGCGGACCTTCGCGGCGCAGAACTTTTCCACGATGATCCGCCAAGAGGCCGAGCAAATGCGCGAGTACGGCCTCAGCTACGAAGGCGTGCGCAAGGTGCTGCGCGAGCACGACGACGGGGAGATCTCTTTCGGGAAATTGATGGACTTGATCCGCGCCGCAGCGCGGGCGATGGCATGGGCCACCTACGCCGGAGGCTTGGAAATGATCGACCTAGACGAAATCGAAGCCCGCGCGTCGCGCCGGTCAGACTCGTTCGCGGACCGCGAGGAGTTTAACCGTCACGCCCGCACCGACGTGCCCGCGTTCGTCGCGCGCGTGTGGGAATTGGAGGCGGAGCGGGACGGCTACGCGCGCTCGCACGCCATCCTCAGAGCCATTCACGGCGCGTTGACCGACGCGCTCCCGAACACACCGATCCCCGCGCTCGACTCGTTCGACGCGGTGGAGCTGGTGCGCGGGCTCGCGACCGAGTGCACCGCCCTTCGCCGAGAGCTCGCCGAGCTCATGGACGACCACTAGCCTCGCGCGCGCCCGCGATCGCAGATCGATCATCGAAGATCGGTTCGCATGCCGGAGGAAGTGAGAGGGGAGTCTGAGGGGAGAGAGAGGGAACCGTCAAGCGCAATCGGATCCCCGATTGTGTTGCCGTGGGGATATGCTAACGGAAATCGACAGCCTCGCCAGCACGAGGAGAAAGCCGCCAGCATGAAGGCCAAGCCTGAGATCGCAGCCGAATGGATGCCGCTTGACGCACTGAGCCCATGGGTCGAAAACCCAAGGCGGAACGACAAGGCGGTGGCGAAGGTCGCGGAGTCAATCAAACGATTTGGATTCGCGAGCCCCATCATCGTGCGCGAGGAAGGCATGGAGATCATCGCCGGACACACGCGATGGGCTGCCGCAAAGAAGCTCGGGCTTGACCGCGTGCCCGTGCGGACGCTGAAGCTGGACCCGGCAGAGGCGAGGCTCTTGGCCCTGGCCGACAACAAGCTCGGCGAGGTTGCAGAATGGGACGACGACCAGCTTCGCAAACTCTTGGCCGAGGTGAGCAAGGACGATGCGGAGCTCGCGGGATGGGGCCAAGACGAGCTCGACGCACTGATGGGCGAGGCGTCCATCGTGGAAGGCCAAACGGATCCAGACGACGTACCGGAAGCCCCGGCGTCGCCGCGCAGCGTGCTCGGCGACGTGTGGCTCTGCGGGAAGCATCGCGTCGTGTGCGGCGACTCGACCAGCGTGGATGCGGTTGGAGCATTGATGGCGGGAGCGGTGGCGGATCTTGTCTGGACGGACCCGCCGTATGGCGTGTCGTACGTTGGCGGCGTTTCGCATGATCCGAAGTACCAAAAGAAACGCGAAGCTCAGGGCATGAAGATCGAAAACGATGCGCTGAACGACGACGAGCTGACCGACTTCTTGCGCGCATCTCTCGGCACGGCCTTCACGCACTGCCGAGACGGCACGGCGTGGTACGTCGCGGCCCCGGCGGGGCCGCTCTTTCACTGCTTCGGCACCGTGCTTAAGGATCTCGACGTGTGGCGGCATACGCTGAACTGGATCAAGTCAGCGTTCGTGTTCGGCCGATCCGATTACCACTACCAGCACGAGCCGATCTTTTACGGATGGAAGCCGGGTGCGGCCCATACCTGGGCAGGCGACCGCAAGCAGTCGAGCACGCTCAACTTCGACCGACCGAAGGGATCTGAGAATCCTGGGCATCCGACCGCAAAGCCCGTCGAGCTTGTCGGATACTGCATCGGCAACAGCTCGAACCGAGGCGACGTGGTGCTTGACCCGTTTGGAGGCAGCGGAACAACGCTTATCGCCTGCGAAAAGACAGGCCGCGTCGCTCGCCTGATGGAACTCGACCCGCGCTACGTGGACGTAATCGTCAAGCGGTGGCAGGATTACACGGGCAAGAAGGCAACTCGCGAGGCCGATGGCGTCGCGTTCGACGAGGCATGATGGGAAAGCCATTGACGTTGACCCCAGACAAGCAGGAGAAGATTTTGCAAGCCATTCGCGCAGGGAACTACCGTAGCGCGGCATCGAAGTTTGCCGGCGTGGATTGGGGCTGCATGCGCAACTGGATTCGCAAGGGAAACAAGGGCGAAGAACCTTACGCTGCGTTTGTTGCCGCGGTGAAAGAGGCCGAAGGCCAGGCGGAAGCCTCACTTGTGGCGAGCATCAAAAAGGCTTCGCAGGAACATTGGACCGCAGCGGCGTGGCTCCTCGAGCGCAAGCACGCGCCGAAGTGGGGGCGCCGCGATATGTCATGGGAGAACATGAAGCGGGAGAAGCGCGAGGCGCAGCAGGCGCAGCTTGCGGAGATTCCGCTCGAGGAGCTCGAGCGTATGGTCGTGGCCGAAAAAGCGCGGCGAGCTCAAGAGGCCGCGGCGAAGGCCTCGGACGTGGGCGCGCTGCAATGACGCGGCTTGCGATTGTCGCCGGTGTGCACGTGCTCGGCTTCGCCGCCCTTGGCGTCGGCGTGGACCGTGGCCGCGTCGCGCACGTGCTCGTCGTGGCGCTAACGCTCGCGCACCTGGTGGACGCATGATCGCGACGCGCGCAGCCCGGCCAACCGATGCGGCGTACATCGCCGCCACCGCGCTGCATCAGGTGCACCGGTTCGTCCGGCACGTGACCCGCGAGGAGCTCGAGCTCGTCGTGCGGGCCATGCTGAACGAGAGCGCGATCGTGGTCGCGTGCTCCGAGACCGACGATGACACGCTTTTTGGGTGGTGCGCCGCAGTGGGCGGCGTGCCGTGGTTTACTTTCGTGGCCCGCGAGCTCCGCGGGCACGGTATCGGCGCACGCTTGCGCCTCGAGGTGACACGTGGACGAGGTATTGATCCGGCTAGTGAGCGGCCTGCACATCGACAACCGGATGCAGGAGACGATTCGCTTGCCGTCGTCGCGGCTCGACTTGGGTTCGTTCGGGGCGTTCATTCGTGACGTGGGCGGCGACGCGGGCACGCTCATCCCGTGGGCGCGAATCGAGCACATCCGGCTCGCCGCTGCTCCAGGCCTACTGGTCGCATCAGCGGAGGGAGGTGCTCGGCAGCCTCGAGAGCCTTCTGACGCACCGCCTGGGGTTCGCGCTGACGACGGCAACGCCGCTGCAACGACAGCTCGCGCGCCTCGTGGACGGCGATCCAACGCTCGACCCGTCGAATCCTGAGCTCCTCGAGGCCGTGGGCGACGCGGCCGCGCTCGTGGGCGTGCGGCCTCGCGAGGTGACCGTGGTGGCGTCGATCCGTTCCGCCAAGACCATGCTTGCCGCGGCCGCCGCCATTCGGGCGACGCAAGTGGTCGCGTGCGAGCATTTGAAGGCCGGCGAGATTCCGCGCGTGTCGATTCTATCGCTCGACCTCGACCTCGCGCAGGTGGCGCACTCGCACCTCGCGGGCAGCATCATGGCTAGCCCGGTGCTGCGCGAGCTCCTCGTGGACGAGCCCCGCGCCGACTCGCTCATGCTGCGTCACCCATCGGGCAGGCCCATCGAGATTTGCACCGTGGCCGGCAAACGCGCCGGCTCCTCGCTCATTTCGCGCTGGATGGCCGGCGTCATCGTGGACGAAGCGCCACGCATGGCCGGCGAGGGCGACGCCGCCGTCAACTTCGACGAGACCCGCCGCGTGGTCCTCGGCCGTATGCTACCCGGCGCGCAGCTCATCGCCATCGGCTCGCCGTGGGCGCCGTTCGGGCCAGTCTTCGAGCAGGTGCAAGAGGGGTGGAAGAAGCCGACGGCCGCGCGCGTGGTCGTGCGTGCGCCTGGGTGGGCAATGAACCCGGACTATTGGACGCCCGAGCGTATCGAGGAGCTCCGCGCGAGCGACCCGGATGCCTACCGCGTAGACTGCGCCGCCGAGTTCGCCGCGCCGGAGTCCGCGCTCGTGCCGCCGGATGCCGTGGCCGCCGCGACGCGCACGCAGGGCGACCTCGAGCCCGACCCGCTGCGGTCCTACGTGGCCGCAATGGACGCCGCGACGCGCGGCAACGCATGGACGCTCGTGATCATGAGCCGCAACGGCGACAAGCGCCGCATCGACGTGGCGCGTGAGTGGGTGGGCAGCAAGAACGCGCCGCTGAGCGCGACCACCGTGCTGCGCGACATTGCCGCCATCGCCGCGCGCTACCGCGTGCCCGCCGTGTGGTGCGATCAGTGGAGCGCCGACCCGCTTAGCGAGCTCGCGCTGCAACAGGGCCTCACGCTCCTCCCGCGCATGACCCCAAGCCGCGAGCGATGGGAACAGGCCGCGCGCTTCCGCTCCGAGCTCCTCGAGGGCCGCCTCGAGCTGCACCCGCACCCCGCCATGCGGGAGGACGTGCTCCGCGTCAAGCGCGCCACGACCATGCAGGGCGTGCGCCTCGAGCTACCGACCGCCGGCGACGGCAGGCACTGCGACTTCGTGCCGAGTCTCATGCTCGCCAGCGCGCAGTTCGTGCCCGACCGAAGGCCGGCGCCGCATGAACGGAACACCGAGGCGTGGTACGAAGCGGAGGCCGCGCGCATTGAGCGCGCCGCAGAGGACGCCGGCAGACGTGCCGCGCGCCGGAGATGGTGACATGACGACGCAGACGCAGAGCATCCGATGGTGGACCCTTCCGATCGAATCACGCACCGCGCTGGACGGCGTATGGTCTACGGTGCGCGAGCTCGACACGCTCGACCAGACGCGCCTCGACGCATGGGCGCGCTACATCGAGGCTTACGGCGTCGAACTCCCGACGCAGGGCCGCAAAGGCAGCCCCTACCGGCGCATCGACGAGGAGGCCCTCGTCCCCAACAAGTACCGGCGCATTCTCGACACCATTCACGCGAAGATCATTCGCAACAAGGTGCTTCCGCAGACGGTCTCGACCGGTGGCGACTACTCGACGCGCACGCGAGCCAAGGGCCTGAGTCTTTTCCTCGAGGGCCTCTTCGCAACGGAACGCATCGACACGATCGCGGACATGGCGTGCCGTGACGCGCTGCTTACGGGCCTCGCCGCGGTGAAGGTGTACGACGAGCCCGGTCGCGTGAGCTTCGAGCGCCTCAAACCCTGGTGCCTCAAGCTCCGCGAGGCCGAGTGCAACGGAGGAACGCCACGCCGGCTGTACTACGTGGACGACTTCGATCGCGGCGTGCTCGCGGACATGTTCCCCGAGTCCGAGGGCGCCATCATGAGCGCGCCGCCGCCGTCGAACATCGGCGCAACGCGGCTCACGGACGCCTACAACCCGCAGGCCGTGCGCGTGTGCGAAGCGTGGGCCATCGGCACCGCCGACAGCCCCGGACGCCACCACATCAGTATCGAAGGGCACACCCTGCTTGACGAGGAGTGGACCGCCGACACGTTCCCGGTGGCGATCCTGCGATTCTACGCGCCACCGGTAGGATTCTACCCCGTCAGCCTCGCCAAGCTCATCCTTCCGATCCAGCGCGAGCTCGAGTTCACCGCGGTGAAGCTTCAGCAGACCTTCAAGCTCATGAGCCACGCGCATTTCATCGTGGCGCCCGGCGTGGAGTTCACGACGGAGCAAATGACGAACGAGCCCGGCACGATTTGGCGCGCCAACCCTGGGCAGATTCAGCCATTCGCGCCGCCGTCCGTGGCCGCGGACCTGTACCGCTACTTCACCGACCTCGGCCCAATGATGACCGAGATGTCGGGCGCAAGCGCCATGAGCGTGGCGAACCAAAAGCCCGGCGGCGTCACGAGCGGCATCGCCATCCAGACGCTCGACGACGTGGAGGCCGAAGGCTTCCTGGCGATGCACCGCGCATGGACGGACTGGCACATCCAGATTGCCAAGCTCGCCATTGACGCCGCCGCGCGCGTGGCCGAAGACGATCCCAAGTTTGCCGTGCGCATCGTGGGCAAAAGCCGCGCGTCCGTCATGCGGTGGCGCGAAGTGGCGATGGACGAGGACGACTACGCGATCCGCGTCATGCCGATCAGCCAGTTCGCCCGCGACCTTGCGAGCCGAATCGACCAGGCCGAGAAGCTCTTGCAGCTCGGTGCCATCGGAATCCCCGAGTTCCGCGAGGTGCTCGACCTTGCCGACCTCCAAGCGCAGAACGACATGGACCTCAGCGATCAGCACATCATCGATCGCAACATCGAAGCGATCCTGGCGCGCCAAATGCCCGTTATCGCCGAGCCATTCGACAACCTTGCCATGATCGTCGCGCGTGGCGCCAAGGCCTACAACCTTGCCCGCCTCGAGGACGCCGACCCCGTAAGCCTGGAGCTCTTGCGCCGCTACATCACGAGCGCCCAAGACCTCACGCAGGCCATGCAACCGCCACCGCCTCCCGCCGCTCCTGGCGGAGGCCTCCCGCCCGAACTGGCACAGATGGCCGGTGGGGCACCCGCACTAGCCTGAGCGGCCAAAGGACAGCCCATGAACCTCGAACAGAGCGCCCCAATGGCGCAAGCCCCCGCAGAGCCCGCAGCCCAATTTGCCGGCATCAACGGCAACGAACGCAGCGACCGCCGCGCCGCCGCATTGGCCGCGCTCCGCGCCGCGAACAAAGAGCCCGCGCAGCAGGCCCCAGCGCCTCGCCAAGAGCCCGCCGCGGCGCAGACGGACGACGACACGCCCGACGAGCGCCCGGCGATGCTACAGGCCGCAGAGGCCGGAGAACACGACGAGCCCGAGGACCGCATCAGCGCCGTGGTTCGCGCGCGTGAGAAGGCCAACCGGCTACGCCGCGAGGCCGAAGCGCAGCGCGCCGAGGTGGAGCGCGACCGGATGCGGCTCGACCTCGAGCGCCGCGAGGTGGAGCAACTGCGCCGAGCTCGAGAGGCCATGCAGCGCGACCCCATCGCCGGCCTCAAAGAACTCGGCGTGGACCTTCGCGACCTCACCGAGCGCGCCGCCATGGACGGCACCCCGGAGGCGCAGTTCCGCGCGCTCCAAGAGCAGATCGCCAAACAAGCGAAGGAGCTCGAGGACTACCGCACCGGGCAGGCCCAGCGCGAAATGGGCCAGCAGCGCGCCGCGGCCGAGCACCAATTCTTCGCGCTCGCCAAGGACGAGGAGGCTTATCCCTACCTCTCCGCGCGCGCCGAGCTGCACCCCGAGCTCGTCAAGCAACAGGCCTACCAGCTCCAGGACGACTACTATAAGCAGACCGGCAAAGTCCCAAGCCTGAGCGATATCGCGGAAGCCCTGGACTACCTCGCGTCCGAGGAGTATCGTCACGTCAACGAGCGCGCAGCTCGCCGCGGCACCAGCACGCCGCGCACCGGAACGGTATCCGCAGCAGGCAAACCGAAGCCCTCCCGCACGTTGAGCACGTCGAGAGCCGGCGAGAAGAGTTCCGCTGCGCCAGACACGGCGCACATGTCGCGCGATGCCCGAAGGGATTACATCGTGGGCATGCTCAAGGCGGGGCGCCTCAACGGCTGACGGTGACCGGTGGCGGGAGGAATCCACAACCTCCCGCCTACTGAGACCATCATGCCAGTTCTGGACACCGCATCCGCCGCATCTATCATCAAGTTCCTTTACCCGGACTACACGGTCCCGCGCGAGCTCCGCAAGAATAACCCCTTCTTCGCGATGCTCGCCAAGAAGACGAATTTCGTGGGTAAGAGCGTTGACGTCCCGCTTACCATCAACTCGATTCAGGGTGGCGGTGCGACCTTCAGCGGCGCCAAGGCCGCATCGGAGACCTCCCAGGCCTACAACGACACCTACAAGACCTTCACGCTCACGCGCAAGAGTGACTACTCGCTGGCGACCATCAGCGGCGAGGCCATGAAGGCCGCCGTCATGGACGAGGGCGCCATGGTGGATTTGTTTCAAGATACCATGGATCTCGCGATGTTCACCGCGATGCGTTCCATCGCGCGTCACCTCTTCCGCGACGGCACGGGCACGATCGGTAAGGTTGGTAGCATCGCCACCGCGACGATCACGCTCGCGACCCCGAGCGACGCCTACAATTTCAGCCTCGGCGAGCGCCTCAGCGTCTTCTCTGGCACCGGCGGCACGGCGTTCATGTACGATACCGTCATCAACTCCACCGTGACGACGCCGATCCGCGTCACCGCCGTAGACCGCAAGGCAGGCACCATCACGGTCAACGACGGCACCAGCATCGCCGCAGGCCACTACCTCGCGCGCGCGACCGATCGCACCGCCGCGACCTCGAACGCGACCGTCTTCACCAACTCCAACGTCGTCACCGGTATGAAGCAGTGGCTTGCCGGCTCTGACCTCGGCGTAGCAACCGGCCTCTCCACGTCGGCGTTCTTCCCGGCGGACATCTACGGCCTGACGCGCACCTCGGACAAGACCAGCCTTGGCGGTTCGCTCCTCGATTGCACGGGCGCCTCGCCGGACGAAGCGATCATTCAGCTCGTCAGCGACATCGCCGCAGAAGGTGGCCGCCCGGACCATTGCTTCATGCACCCGCGCGACTTCGCGGCCCTGAACAAGTTCCTTGGCTCGCGCACCGTCTACGACCGCGCCGTGAGCATCGAGGACGCGGAGATCGGCTTCCAGTCGATCGTGCTCATGGGCGACACCGGCCCCGTCAAGTGCGTCGCTGACATCAACGTCCCGCAGTCGGAAATCTTCGCGATCCAAATGGACACGTGGGATCTCTTCTCGCTTAACGCGGCGCCGCATATCCTCGACTACGACACCAACCAGTTCCTCCGCGTGAGCGACGACGACGCCTACCAAATCCGCGTCGGCTCCTACGGCAACCTGCGTTGTCGCGCTCCGGGCTTCAACGGCCGCGGTAAGAACTTCCTTGCGGCGACGGTGTACTGATGGCCGGGCGTTCCTTCATTCAGCTCCTCGGAGCTCTCGACCCCGGCGTTGTCGTGCTCCCCATTTCGTGGGCCACGAACGGCGCATCCGATCCCGTCTCGACGACCATCCTTGGCCGCGGCGTGGCATCCGTCGCGCTCGCGTCCACCGGCGTCTACACCGTGACGCTCCAAGACGTGTACACGAGCCTCTTGTCCGCGACGGCGACGCTGCAACTCGCCAGCAGCGACGACAAGGTTACCAGCCAAATCGGCGCCGTTGACCTCGCCGCCAAGACGTTCCAGGTGCGCATCTTCGACATTTCGTCGGCTGCGCTCGCGAACGTCGCGGCAGCCACGGGCAACCGCGTGAACCTCCTACTCGTCCTCAAGAACTCGAGCGCCTAATGAAAAAGCCCGCGCTGCTTATCGCCCTGGGCCGTGGCCCGAAGGGCGGAGAAGACGAAGAGGAGGCGCCCGCCTCAGAGCGCGGCTACTCGCCCGAGGAGAAAAAAGCCCTCGCCGGTGACGTGCTCGACGCGGTAAAGGCAGGCGACAAGACAGGCCTTGCGGACGCCCTCGAGGCGTTCGTGATGGCCTGCATGGAGGAGTGAGAGAATGGCACGCAGTCGAACGCTTGGAGATATGCGCTCAGACGTTCGGCTGCGTGCCGACCTCGTCGGCAATCAGTTCGTCAGCGACTCGGAAATCAACGAGTACCTCAACCAAGCCCTCGCCGAATTCTACGATAGGCTCGTGGGCGCGCGAGGCCAAGAGTACTACGCCACCGAGCAGGTGATCACGACGACCGGCACCGAGGCCTACGCGCCCACGAGCCTATCGTAGAATTCGGCGA